AAGTAACGCTATACGATCAATACAATGCCGCAATTGAAAGAAGCAATCAGTCTATAGAAAGAAGCATAGTAACTGCCGCGGCAAAAGGCGTTATAGACCGACAAACAATGGTTACTATGCTCGGCAAAATACAACTTAAAAAAATAGAGCTTGCGCTTGAAAATGCGCTTCAAAGCGCCCTGATGCAATATATATTAGGCCAGCAAAGCCTTGAGCAGGCCCTCAAGATGGCGCTTGCTCAGGAGCTTGCCAAAATTGCCGCAGAGTCGGCAGTTTTGGCCATATTTCAAACTGCAAAAGGCATTGCAGCTTGGGCAAGCTATGGATGGGCGCAGGCCGCTGCGCATTTTGAGTCAGCTGCAATGTTCGCTGGTTTGGCCGCAAGCGCAGGTTATGCCGCAAGCAGTCTTGCTAAATCATCAGGCTACGGCGAGGGCGCTCAGGGTTCATACAGCAACCCCTCATATTCTTCCCCCGGCGCATCCGCCGCGCTTTCCGGCGGAGGCGAGCAGCAGGGCAATGTAACAACTATCTACTATATCAACGCGATTGATACCCAGACATTCAGCGAATATGTGAAAAAGAATTCAGGCGCCATAACAGGCATTGTTGCGCAAGATATAAAGACACGCGGAGAAATCAACTATGCAATACAACAAAATGTGTAGGTGATGTATGGAAATCTATCCCTCAACCCCGGCGCCTATAAGGCCTATAAGCATAAAATCGGAATTTAAAACCCTTGTCACGGATTTTGAGACAGGCAAGGAACAGCGCCGTCAATTGTGGACATTCCCAAAACGCACAATCGCGCTGAAATACCGAACCCAGCAGACAAACACAGAGACGCTCTGGAATTTCTATGGCAGTCGCAAAGGCAAGTATGAGCCGTTTTATTTTGTTATGCCTTATGCGGAAAACCATCAAAATGAATATGTGACAAAGGGCGATGGTTCTGCCGCAATCTTTGACCTGCCGTCAATAAGCACAGATCAATCAACCCTTATTGTCTATATCAATAGTATCCAAACCCTCGTCACATTTCTTTCCGGTGGCGGACAGGCAGGCGCGGACAGGATACAATTCAATGCGTTAGGCAATATAAACTCATCCAGTGTTGCCAACCCCACGGTCATTACAACATCTGCGGCGCATGGACTTTGGACAGGCAATAGTATCCTTATTGCCGGCCACACCGGAAGCGCTCCCGACATCAACGGAAATCACACAGTTACGGTTATTTCTTCCACGACATTTAGCATCACGGTGAATGTGACGGTCGGCGGCACAGGCGGCACATGGGCGCTCAATCCGCCGGCAAACGGCGCGACAATCACAGCGGATTTCAGCGGCAGACTCCGATTCACTGTAAGGTTTGCAGAAGATAAATTATCAAAAGAGATGTTTGAATATTTTCTTTATAGCCTCGGCATCGGATTAAAGGAGGTCAAATAATGCGTTCATTGCCAACAGACCTCGCGCTTGAAATCGGCAAAGATTTTGCTTTCTTTTGTCATCTTCTTAAGATGGAGCTTTCCACAGCAGTCTATTATACGGATTTGGATATGGATGTTATCTGGGAGGGCAATACATATCTTTCGCGGGGACTCAGGTTTCATAACACCAGTCTCAACATCACCGCGGCCATAGACAGGACAAGTTTTGAGATAGACAACACAGGTCTTGAATTTTCCTCGCTTGTGCTAAGCGAAGACACACGCGGCAGGGCTTGCACAATACACATTGCGGCCATAGACAAAAATGGCCAGGTTCGTGCCGCAGACACGCCCTTTGTCGGGATGCTGGATTCCATAACGGTGGACAACCGCAAGGCAGTCTTCGATGTTTACAGCCATATGATTTTGTGGAAACGCAAATGCCCTGCGCGGATACACCAATCCAGTTGTCCATGGATTTTCAAGGATGCAGCCACATGCAGATATGCCGGCGCAGAGCTATGGTGCGACCACAGTTACGATAGATGCGTTGCGCTTTCCAATTCAAACAATTTCGGCGGGTTTAGATTTCTCCCGTCTTTGCAAAATAAACAAATATGGTGGGGGCGGTCTCCGGCATGATTACAAGAGAACAAATAAAAAAAATCCCCGAAGTCGTGAACCGCCTTTTTGAGAAAAAGTATGAGCTTGGCGTTCGCGACTGCCTGACGCTCATCATAGATTTTTTTGACGGCATCGGCATAGATATCCCGCGCAAGGCAGCGGAAAAAGGATTCAACGGAGTCACGCTCTCGAATTATCAGGAAAAATGGGAAATGGGAGAATGCCGGGAAGATTATCTTCCATTCCTCGAAACCTTTACCCGGGAAATAGAGCCCGAACAAATTTTACCCGGCGATATTCTGATTTTCGAAGGCCCTGAACTTGATTTCTGGGGCATATACCTCGGCTTTGGAAACTGCATCGTGTGCATGGAAGACTGGGGCGCAAGGGTTATGCCGGCAAAGGTTTTTAAAACAAAAGAAATAAGGAGAACAAAAGAGTGGGCGGCGAAACGGGCGGCATAATACAGGGTGTTATAGGTGTAGTGCTAATCGTTGTCGGCGCTTTGGCAACCCCTGTCGGCTGGGGGTTGATTGCCATGGGCGCCAGTATGCTCATCGGCGGCGTCGCCTCATACACCGCGGAATCGCAGGCAAAAAAGGCCGGCAGATGGAATAACTCGCAGATCATAGAGCAGGGCGGGCATCTCATCAACACGCGCAGCACGCAAGAACCTATCCGGCTTATTTATGGCCGGATGAAAGTTGGCGGCAATATCGTCTATGAATCCGCATCCGGCGCAAACAACGAATACCTGCATCTCATCATAACCCTCGGCGAGGGCGAAATGGACGCCTGCGAGCAGGTCTGGCTTGACGACAAACCCATAGCGGATTATGGCGCCACCGCATATTATGAATTTTACAATGGCGGCGCAAACCAAAATATGTGCGCAGCGCTCAATGCCGCAGATCCAAACTGGACAGACCCGCTCAGACACACTGCTTATCTTTATGTCCGTTTAAAATATGATACGAATAAATATATGAACCAGCCAACAGCAACCGCGCTTATCCGGGGAAGCAAATTATTTGATCCGCGCTCCGGCCTTACCGCATGGAGCCAAAACCCCGCGCTTGTATTCTATGATTTATTCACCCAAAAAAGATATGCCTTCGGATTCTCTTCCATACTTTTAGATACAAGCTCAATTATAGACTCTGCAAACTGGTGCGATACAAATAGCTATGAAATAAATGGCGGCGTATTCAGTCAGGACGCCGCGCTGAATGTAATAGAGCAGATGCTCCTGAATTTCAGGGGAGTAACAGTTTACAATGCCGCCAAATACAAACTCAAAGTTCTGGATTATGAATCCCCTGTCATGTCCCTCACGGAAGACGATATCAGGGCGGACAGCTTTGGCATCAGCGTCCCTGGTCTGCCTGAAACCCCGAACCGCACACGGGTTAAATTCCCAAACAAGGATAATGGCTACAATACCGAAGACCTGGTTGTGGAGGATTTGAACGCCCTGACAATAGAAGGATACGAGCGAGAAAATTCAATCACCTTAATCGGCACGACAGACTGGACGCAGGCGCAAAAACTTGCAGTCTATAATCTTGAACGAAGCAGGCTCAATAAGGCGTATCATTTTATCGCCGGGCCAAAGGCGTTGCCTCTTGAGCAGGGCGATTGCATATCCATCACGCATAGTCTGCCCGGCTGGACAAACAAACTCTGCCGCATAATCGCAATGAGCATCGCAGGCCAGAATGAAGTTAGTTTGTCCGTGATTGAAGAAGACGTCGCCCTTTATAACGATGTCATAGACATAGATGTCCACACATATTCATCCACAAACCTGCCAAGCCCATTTGACGTGCCTGACGAAGTAACGAATCTCACATTTATAGAAGAGGAATATTACAATAAAGATGTCAGTTATACCCGCCTGCAAATCACATTCACAAAACCCGTCTCGCCCTTCTGGAAACATTCGGAGGTATGGGTCAATGTGGCCGGCGCAGGATATTCCCACTATATGAATGCAACAGGCTCTTTCACCATAGAACCTGTAAAAGAAGCCGTTAATTATAAAATCAAGCTGTTGCCCGTGTCCATTCACGATAACAAGCAATCCATCTCCACCGCCACAGAATGGTCTTACGCTGTCATCGGCAAAAACACCCCGCCGCCGGATGTGGCGAACTTCAAGGCCATTCCGCAAAGCGACACAATCATCCTTATGTGGGATGCCGTGGACATAGTGGACTTGCAAGGCTATGAAATTCGTAAAGGCGCAAACTGGGCTGGCGGGATTTTTATAGGCTTTACAAGGGCGGTTGTATTCCAGCTGAATGGCGTTGCCCCGGGCAGCCATTCATACATGCTAAAAAGCATAGACACCAACAATAAGTACAGCAACAACTTTGCCCTTGCCACTACCACAGTGTACGGTCCTGCAAGCTATACGGAAAAAATGAGCCAGTATAGCGATTATAACGAGACAGGAGAAACGCATGACAACACTGAGAGATATGTTGATGCAACTTACGGGCCTTTGCTCAGAGTTCTACGTCCTGCGCTAACCGGCACATATACATCTCCCGTATATGACAGGGGCTCTGTGGTTACAAGACGCTCATGGCCTGAATTTGACATCCTTTTTTTTGGAACCGGCACTGCATGGTATGATCAATTCAACGCAACACAGCTCTGGACTGATAAATTCAGCGGCTCCGATACATGGCTGACCCTTTTCGGGGCTTACATTGCAGGAATTCTTAAGATGAGACTTGGCTATAGCAATGATAATTCCATTTATTACTGGATTGATTATTTTGAAAGCTACGTGGCGGAGACTCAGGCGCGCTATGTAAAATATGAAATTACAATAACCGATGTAGCGGCAGATGGCCGTTTATGCGTCAAGCCCACAACATACAAGGAGGCGTATTGGCAATGAGATACATCCATCCGGTCACAGACATAACCAATTACGACATTGACCAGCTTGCCCAGGAAATAAGAAGCGCAGGTCTTGATGTGCAGGCAATTCATAGCGGCAACGGGGTTTTGCTCTTTGAATTTCAGGCGGCCATTGCGGATGCGGAAAAACCCATATTGCAAAACATTGTCTCAAGCCATAGCCCGACATGGTTTGAATGGACAGAAAACGAGCAACTCAAGCGGCATAAAGTCAAATGCGCAGAAGATGTGGATAAGTTAACCGCCATGAGAATACGCAATCTCATCGGCGGCAGCGACCCTATCCAGGAGCAGCTTAAACAAATCAGATTATCTTTATGGGCGCATGATGTGCAGCTGCATAGCAACGATTATTTGCAGGCAGACATAGACATGGCTGCGCAAATACGAAACCAGATGTTGACAATCAATACAAACATTGAGGCAATCAGAAACGAAGGCAAAGATTTTAAAACAGGAAAGGGGTGGTAACTCATGTCATACGATGACACATCTCCCGCGCAAGGGCATCAGGCATTAAGCGATGTGGAAATAATCCGTAACAATACAAACGAGCTTCGTAAATTTGAGGCGTCGGCAGAGGCATCGCCGCCGTCAAATCCTGTAGCCGGGCAGTTTTGGTGGACTACCGATACAAAAAAACTCTATCAGCGCAATCAAGCCAACGATACCTGGCTTCTTTTATGGTTCGAAAACGCATCCGGCTACGGCCCTGCGTGGTATTATCCCACGGCAACAGACAGCAGCGACCGCAATCTGAAAACCCATTTGGAAAAAAACATCACCGCCGCTATCGCCGTCCACGGCATAAAACAGGGTTCCGGCAACAACTTTGACGCAGACAAACTTGACGGCTACGAGGCAAGCGATTTTGTCGGCGCAAGCCACATTCAAGCTACGAGCGGGGTGCATGGCGTGGGCGCAGGAGTGATTGTAGGCACGGACTTGACTCAAACACTTGCCAATAAAACACTTACAAGTCCTGCCATAACAAGTCCTACCATAAATGGCGGGTCTATCGGAAGTAATATCAGTGTTGGCGGCGCGTATGTGGACGGCAGAGACCCAAGCGTAGATGGCGCAAAATTAGATACATATCCGGGAAGTGGCGCGCCAGCAGATGGAACGGTAACTACCGATAAAATTGCAGATGCAAATGTAACTCTTGCAAAACTTAAAATGTCACAGGGAAGTTGGAGCTATGATTATACGGGGGTATTGACCAACTATATTTCTAATATTAGCATTCCTCAATATAGTCATATATATCCTATACGGATACAATATGTAGCGGGTGCAGCGGTTGGAACAGAAAGTATTTATGTTGAGAATTATGTTTCATCAACAGGATATGTCGACACTGGTATTGTTTGTAGAATTAAGCTTACGCTGAATAATAACGACGGTGCCCGCTACATTTATTATGTTTATTGGGACTATCATGCAAATTAAAAGGAGGAAAATATGTATATAGAATTAGAGCATGACGCGGAAGGGAATATTGCCAGTTGTTATTGCGTCGACACCTTGCCGGCATCGTCCGCCGAAAAATTATTCACAAGAAAAGACGGCACGCCGGCAGGCCTTGAGCATGTCAGAATAAATCTGGATACCCTGACAGCTATGGAGATTGATGCCAAAAGCGGCCAGAAGGCGGTCATCAACGCAAAGGGAGAGCCTGAGATTGTGCAGATAGACAGGACACAATATATTCGGGAAAATTTTATCGTTGATATGACTTCTGAAGTTTCAATCCCCGCAAATGTCATAATACCGAGCGGCATGAAGATGCGGGGGCTGGCGCGAAAAAAATGACGACCTATCTGGGGAAGTAGGGGAGGGGCACCTGGCCCCGAATGTTTCTATCGGGGATGTTCCCTCCCGATAAGGAGACTAACACATTGGAAGAAGAGCGGCTGATAAGGCTTGAAGAAAAAATAAAAGTAGTTGCCGGAGATATAAGCGATGTCAAGGACAGCCTGAAAGATATTGCAGCCTCCCTGAAAACCCTGGCTGTGCTTGAGGAAAAACACAACACAGTATCCGAGGCAATCAAGCGCGCCTTCGTAATGCTTGATAAACACGCTGTGCGGCTTGACGACATAGAAAAGGCATTGCCTTATCTAAAGCTCGCCTCAAGCTGGCTGTTCAAGGGTATACTCTTTGTCATGGGCATTTTAGGAGCCGCAGCCATGCTCGTTGTGATTCGGGGAGGAAAATGAGCGCCTGCCCTCAAATGCCTCTATTGGGGGGACATGATGAATCTGACGCTATAAAAGAGCTTAAGAAACTATCTGACAATGCAAAAATGTTTTTAGCGCATCAAATCAGAAATTCTCTAACTGTTATTATGTTCGCTGTTGCTAATGGCAATAAGCAGGCGGCAAGTGATGAATTGTGGGCATTAAAGCATAAATTGAATGGGTGGGGTTTATGAAAAACGAACACTTGTTAAACCAATGCACCCCGAAATTGGCCGCCCTTTTTAAAAGTGTGGATACAGAATTTGCGGAAGTTGAGATTCTTCCATCTACAATTCGCACTATTGCACAGCAGGTGGAGTTTGTCAAAAACGGGACAAGCAAGACTATGAGCAGCAAACATTTGATCACTATAGAACATCCGCTATCCCGGGCCGTTGACGCAAGTTTCGCGCCAATGAAATGGCCGGTAGAAGGTTCTGCGGATTTTTGGAAGGATTGGGCGCGGCTTTATTATTTTGCCGGAATGGTGATGGCTAAAGCTAAAGATTTAGGCATTAAAATTCGTTTCGGCGGTGATTGGAATGGCAATTTTACTTTAAAAGACGAGAATTTTTTTGATGGGGTGCATTTTGAAGAATTGTAATTCAAAAATGAAAAAACTCTCCATAACAATCTTATTGTTTTGGACACTCTGCATCCCTGTTAGGGGGACTGTTAGGGGGACTGTCCCTATTTACGGCGAGGAAGAAACAGGAATGCGTAGAATAGGGACAGTCCCCAACAAAGCAGAAAGCCACAAACCTTATTCTGATTTATATTTTGTTATTGCCTACGACCAGCCATCCGAGCCTGCCATAAGGCAAGGTCTAAAAAGGAATTTCCCTGACAAGGAAAAGTTTTTGAATACACATCGCATTATGCAGCTCATCATTCACGGTTCAGATGAATTTTGCGCCAATGAATTTATAGTTACAAATGGCGTAAAAAGCATTGAGGCAGTATTGCTTATTTTTACCGCACAGAATGAATGGATTGCGACTTATTGCCATAATGTTATTGGTTTCACCTGGGGATATATTTTTATCCCAATTGAAAATGGCAACCAAGAGATAGGATTTATATATAAAAATAAGTATGGAAAAATAGAAATTGCAAGGGAAATGCAGATTTAGGATAGGACAAAAGGAGGCATTATGATTCTCGGCGACATATTACAAGGCGTTTTTGGGGAGAAAGGCATAGCGGGAGAAGTTGTGGATGTCCTGAAAAGCAGCGGTGTCATCAAAGACCCTGACATGGAACTCAAAATCCGGCAAGCCCTGCAAGATTATGAGCTTAAGAAAAGTCAGCAGGACGTTGACCTCTCAAAAATCGCCGCAGACGATAGAAAGAGCGCAAGAGACATGAACATCACCTCTCTCCAGCAGGATGATAAGTTTGTTAAGCGATTTATATATATGTATGCCTCTATAACCACCTTTGTAACTTTCCTATATATCTTTCTTGTTACTTTCTGGACCATACCTGAAACAAATGTCCGGTTTGCCGACACGGTTTTAGGCTTTTTTCTCGGCACGCTTCTGGCGACGATTATAACTTTTTTCTTCGGTTCAAGTTCGTCAAGCCTTGCAAAAACACAGGTCATTGACAAACTCGTAAGGGGGAAATAAATGCTTGCAAAATCAATACCACAAATAGGCCATCAAATATTGCAATCAACAGCGATGCCGATTATTATCCCATCATCAGGTTCAATGGCGGCTAATGGTGTGGTTACGCTTACTACTGCCCTGCCGAATATTTATCCCGATGTTTATTTATATTTCCCATCGGGAGCGGTCTATTCAGGCTCAGCCGCAGGATTTTATTACGCCGTAATGAGTTCCACAACAGCCGGCACAGTCTATGACAATATTTATGTCCCCGGAACTAACTTACCTAATATACCAGCCTCGCCTACGCCTATCGTGGCGGCAGGGCCTGGCGCATATACACAATCCACTTCTGAAATTACGGCAGTTAGCGTGAATGTTGTCGGCGGGTCTATGGGAAAGAATGGAATAGTGAAAATAGAAGCAACAATATTTGTTAACAATAGTGCAAATACTAAAACAGTGAAATGGAAATTTGGAGCGATGCAGATTAATTTTATGACTGCGATAACAATAAACAGAGCTTTGGGTAGAGTTGCTATTATTAACAGAGGGAGAATAGATAGGCAAACTGCAAGTTATTTGGTTGATGGCGCAAACACAATAAATCCTCCTGTTTTTTCAATAGACACTGCTACTGACCAAGCACTAAACATAACTCTGCAACTTACAGTTGCAACAGATTATTTGGGTATGGATTATTTCTTTACTGAATTACTACCGAAAAAATAAGGAGGAAAATATGATTCAGGAAATGATAAATACTAACGAAAATATAGTGTATGCGGAAAACTATCCAGAACCAAAACATATCTGGATAGATGGAAAACGGATAATACTATATACAGAACAAGATACCGTTATCATAACAATGGATGAAGTAAGGGCTAACAAAGAAGAGGGCATCAGAAATTATTACGCTGACCAGATTGAGGCTATAGTTGCGCCATACAAAATTCAAGAAAGGGAAACATGGTTTAAACAGGTTGAGGAAGCTGTCAAATGGTCGGCGGATAATAATATTGAAACACCCCTTATTGACGCTATAATAATCGCGAGGGGAACAACAAAAGCTGAACTCGTATCCATAATACTTACAAAGCAGTCAGTTTATATATCGGCAGTAGGCGCTATTTTAGGAAAACAACAGAATTTAATCATCCAAGTTTATGCGGCGACTACAATAGAGCAGATAAATGATATAGCGTAAAAGGAGGAAATCGTGGCAAACGCAAAATTGATAAGCACAGCTTGGGGCGAAACTGGCATAACTGCATATTGCATAGTGCGGCGTGGATCAGACAATTATCGCCTTGATGATGTAGACGGCTCATTTGCCGCGAGTCCGGCAGACCCTTATTTATCGTTATCGGAAGACAGCGTCCTCAAAGGTCTATATGAAGTTTCGGAAAACAGAACTGCCTGGACTGACGGAAGATACCTTGTTGCTATATATAAACAGATTGGCGGCAGCCCTGCGCCTGCAAGCGATGCGATAATCGGCGGCGGAGAGATAAATATAAACGGTGATTTGGAAGTGATTTCTGTAACCCTTTCCAATTATATCAAAAAAGCGCTTGTCTCGCTTAAAGACAAAATAGTGGGTTTTTAAATTCTAAAAGGAGGATAAGAAAATGGCAGATCTGATCTACAATGCGTTCAAAAAAAACATAATGAACGGAGGCATAGACCTTGACACAGACACAATCAAGGTAATGCTGGTAACATCAGCCTATGTGCCCGACCAGGACACGCATGAGTTCAAATCCAGCGTGACCAACGAGGTTTCCGGCACAGGCTACACAGCAGGCGGCGCAACCCTTGCAGGCGCTGCGGTTACCCAGGACAACACCGACAATGAAGGCATGTTTGACGCCACCGATGTTACATGGGGATCTTCAACGATTACGGCAAGAGGAGCGGTAATCTACAAGAGCACAGGCGTTGACGCCACATCGCCGCTGATTTGCTACATAGATTTCGGCTCGGATAAAAGTTCCAATAACGGCGACTTCACTATCAGTTGGAACGCAGAAGGGATTTTGAATCTGAATTAAAAGTAGGGGAGGGGCTTGTCCCCTCCTAATAAACAATGGCAAACAACATAAAATCCATAGAATCTCTGGCCGAAAGCACAGAGGCCGCTGGCACACGCACAACCAAAGCCCAGCTTCAGTTTACTCCTGTTGAATCGTCTAATTGGCTCATCCTTTTTTCAGCAGAGGTTAAAAGCTCTGCGTCCAATGACGCTGATATAGCCGTATTTTTCAACGTCAACGGCGCAGATAAATCAAGCATTGTGGAATCATGCGGGAGCACTTCAATTGAT